CTCTTAATGTTTTTGTGGTCATGGGCGCCAGCGCGTGGCGTGTCCATGTTTGGTGATTTGTAGACCGGCTGTTGCCAGATGCTGATAGATAGCGGTGGCGCCTCACCTGGTAGTTTTTTGCGCGGTGCCCAAGGCATCATTAAATTAAGGGCTTTGCGCTTAGAGTCAGAACCCTGCGGGAAACGTCCGTATTCAGCCATTGTTTTTCTCCTTGAGTTTGGCTTCAACATAACGCACAAGTTCATTGGTTGCCCATGTGCAATCTTTCCAATTATGAAACTGGTCTACTTCCGCATCCGTCAACCCCACCCAAGGGCGCTGTGGTGGTGTGGTGTAGACAGGGAAGCAGTCTTTGCAAGCCTTGTGAGTTGTTGGTAATTCAAATAAGCCGTTTTCGTCTGGGCTACAAAGATACGCCACCGGCTCCTGCGCCAGCTTGTCCCGCGCTGCTGCTTTTTTTGATTCGTAGCCTGTCATTTAAACACCGCCGCGACGAGCATGGACGCCCCCACCACCACGATTACCCACACGATCAAGCCCTGAATCTGCCTCACAAACATTGCGTAGTCGCTATGCTCGGGGGTGTCGTACTCCCAATCCTTTTGCTTCGGCTCCATGTACTTTTTATCCGCTTCAGTCATTGCTTGTACTCCTTCAATCGTTCGTTAAGGCGTTCAATACGGGCTAGGCTGAGTTGGAGGCAAGCCTTTGCGTATTCGGTGGCGTTCTCTGACTCAAGCCTCTCCAGATGCGCCTGGGCCAAAGAATGAGTAATGACCTCCAAGGGGGTCAAGTCACGCCAGTAATCTTTAAAAAATTTTAAGAATTTCATTCAGTTTTCTCCAATATTATCCGCGCCTTGCGGTGTTTGATTTCGTCTTTCACAATGTCGATTGCCTTTTCCATCACCTCAACTGTTGTCACTTCAATCTGGGCGTCGTGTATTTCCATACCCAAGTTAATAGCGGTCAATTCCTGACCCTTTACAACAAACCGATACTCTCTGTCTATCCCGCGCCTAGAGACGGCGTAAAGGGCGTCCTGTGCCTCTCTGAGCTCCTCTGTGTACTCATCACCAAGGCCAAGACGCTGCAATGCCTCGGCGACGTTAAAGGCGCCAATGATTGCGTCAATGTCCTCGCGGTCGGCAATACCCTTTCTCAGCGCGTCAATGGCGTGATGATTCTTAATTTGCACGTTGACAATGCCAGCTTGCGATACAGGCTTAAAACCATTAATGACCCAAGCCACGGGATTGGGAAACTGGGCCCGTGGGCGGTATGAGCTGCGCTTTCTCATCGTTTCAGCGCCATGATTTCCATCTCTAAATCTTTGCAATGCGACTTGAGCTGGTCATACTCATAGTTGAGGTCGGCTATCGTGCGGGTGGTCTGCGTCCTGGTAAGACGTTCACCGGCAACGTAACCGATCAGCGTGCCCTGGGTGGCTGCTTTTCGCACCAGATCGCGGACATCTTTGCTAGTCATCAGGCCGACGGCGCCAGCAGGCGGGGAAAGCTGGTCAACAAGCTCATCAATTTGCAGTTGCATAGATTCGGACATATTCAAACTCCATAAACAAGTAAGAGGGCTAAGCCGACGCCGATGGCCGTAGCCAAGGCAACGTCTAGCCATTTTCGGACGGTGGGCTGGATGGTGTAGTGTTCGCGGTAGCGCATGGTTTTCTCCTGTTGGCGGGTTGTTGATAGGGTGCATCCTAAATGCAAATTGACTAAGTAATCAACACATTGTAGTAGGTGTTTACCCTAGTTTGTGCAAAATAATTGTATTTGTAGTCAAAAAACTTCGCTAGAATGGACTCATTCGTCAATTAAAGGGGTTAAGGCACAATGGTTACAACAACTGAGCAAACAATCGGCGCCCTGCGTCAAAAAGCCAAGGAGCATGGGTTTCGCATGGCAGACATAGCCCAACAGGCAGGCGTAGACCCAGCCCAGCTATCGCGCTGGGCCACGGGTAAGGTAGTCCCGCTGCACTCCAACATCGTCAAGCTAGAACAGGCCGTGGACGCAATGATTGCGGCAAAGGCACCGGCATGATAGTCATGTCAATCGACCCAGGTCTTAGCGGCGCTGTTGCGGTATTCCACGACGGCGAGCTCATGCAAACCATAGATATGCCCACGCATACCCTGACGCGCAATCAGGCGACAAAGCGGCAGGTGTCGGCGTCGGGGCTGGCTGACCTGTTCATAGCCCATAAGCCTCGGCACGTTGTAGTTGAGAAGGTACACGCCATGCCTGGTCAGGGCGTCACGTCTATGTTTTCCTTTGGGCGCAGCTTTGGGGTCATTGAAGGCATACTTGCAGCCCTGATACTGCCAGTTACCTACGTCACGCCATCAATATGGACAAAGGCGATTGGCAGGGGCTACGGAAAAGATGCGTCACGGGCTCGGGCGTGCGAGCTGTTTCCCCAGCATCAGAAGATGTTTGCTCGGGTCAAGGACGATGGCCGCGCTGATGCTGCTTTGATTGGGGCATGGTTTTTAAAGGGTGAAAAGTGAACTTGCACGACCTACGAACACTGCGCGAGCACGCTGTCTACTTAGGCCAGCAACTGGAATCCGAGCGCGAGAATTCTAGAAACAAAACTGAATTCCTAAAGCGACTTGTCCACCCCGAGGACTTGGGGCACGCCGTATCAGCCGAGGTACGCAACCTCGCGTATCAATTACTCATTAACGAAAGCAGCGAATGAAACAACTGATCCTACGCCCATCATCAGCAGCACGCTGGATAGCCTGCCCTGCCTCTGCCCGTCTATCGGAGAACGTACCCTACGAACCGGCAGGCGAGGCCGCGCAGATAGGTACAGCAATCCATGCCCTGTCAGAGCTGTGTTGGCAGCTTGATCAAGACCCTGAGTCCTACGTCGGCAAGATGATTGAAGGCATAAAAATAACAGCGGAGAACGCAGCGTTTGCTCGGGCGCACGTTGAAACCGTCAGTAACCTCAAGCAAGAATTGGGCACGGTCAAGGTGGAGCAATACGGCGTTGCCTATGAAAGCCTAGCAGCCAAGGTCGGCGGGACTGCGGACGTTGTGGCATACAACCTTAATCAATCCATTATGGAGATCGCCGACCTCAAGACGGGGCGAATGTGGGTGGATGCAGATTCAGCGCAGATGAAGATTTACGCGCTAGGCGTAATGCGCAAGCTGGTCAAGACGTTTGACACTGTGCGTTTAACGATTGTGCAACCCCAGGCTGGTGTAAACCGCACGCATGAAATGACGGGCGATGAGCTATTTGCATGGGGTGAGACGGTGCTGGTGCCTGCCATCAAGGCTGCAGTGCTGGGCACTACAGAACCTACGCCGTCAAAGGATGCCTGCCAATACTGCCCTGCTAAGATGATCTGCCCAGCGCAGACCAAGGCATTGGCAGAGGTGCCGGTAACAATGGACGTTAAAGCATTGACGCCTGACCAGATGGCTGACCTGCTGGACAAAGCCGATCTGATTGAGGACTTTATTGCAGCCCTGCGCAAGCAAGCCACTAAGACGCTGACAGAGGGCGGTGTACTTAGGGGCTGGCAGATGGCGCCCAAGCGTGCAACTAGGGCATGGTCTAAAGAAGCGGATGCAGCGCAAGTGCTGCGCGATGCTGGCATCCCCGAGAATCAGATATACGAGACATCAATTATTTCACCTGCTGCCGCAGACAAGTTGCTCGGCAAGGACAGGAAACAAGTTTTGGATAGCGTAACCACGAAAGTAAGCAGTGGGCTTACGCTGTCTAAATCCCGTGGGCTAGGCGAGAGCACAGCCCTTTAACAACTCTGAAAGCTAAATGCAAATGCTAAATCTATCTTCATCTTCTGGCTCGGGCAATTACCTGCGCTTTTCTCCACAAGCCAATATGTGGACAAACAATAACAACGAGGAAGTGCAACTCAAGAAAGTTGTATTTGACATCGACAACATCAAGACCGGCTGGTTGCTTTTAGGCGTAGGCGTGCGAGATTGGGTGCAAGATGATTCGGTCGGCAAGAAAGGCCCGCAACCTAGCCCCGAGCACAAGCGCGGGTTCATGGTTACGCTGTACAACAAAGAGATCGGCGCAGCCGAGTGGTCTAGCAACGGTGTTGGCCCCAACATGGGCTTGGAAATCATGTACAAGGATTGCGCAGCCCAGCGTGCGGCTAATCCTGGCAAGCTGCCGGTTCTGGAGTACAAGGGCTCCAAGGCTGAGAAGATTGGCAAAGGCACAACACGCATCCCTAAGTTTGACTTAGTGTCGTGGGTTCCTCGGCCCGCGGGATTGGATGCCGTAGCCGAGGAATACGCACCCGAGCCAGAGCCAATCCAACAGCCAGTGCGTAAGCAGGCGCCCAAGGCTGCTGTCGTGGAGGACGACGAGATTTTCTAAGCGGTAAAGTGCCGCGCCGGTGGATTGATCTCCACCGGCTTTTTTTTCCTCTAAAAAGTACAAGTATGAAATATCTTTCAGTTTGCTCTGGAATTGAGGCTGCAACAGTAGCTTGGCATCCATTAGGGTGGCAGCCAGTAGCTTTTGGCGAGATTGAAAAGTTCCCTTCTCAGGTGCTTGCGCACCATTACCCCAATACCCCGAACTGGGGTGACATGACTAAATTTAAGGAGTGGGTAGATGCAGATGTCAATGTTTTCGTTGGAGGAACTCCCTGCCAATCCTTCAGCGTCGCCGGACTTAGAAAAGGACTGGACGACCCTCGTGGCAACCTCATGCTTACATACCTTGCCATTGCTGCAAAGTATCGGCCCCAGTGGCTGGTTTGGGAGAACGTCCCCGGCGTCTTATCCTCTAACGGAGGACTCGACTTTGCCTCCCTCCTTCGAGGGATGGGCGAACTCGGGTATGGGTTCGCGTACCGAATTCTTGACGCTCAGTACTTCGGAGTGGCCCAGCGACGCCGTCGTGTGTTCGTTATCGGATACCTTGGAAACTGGCGACCTGCCGCAGCGGTACTTTTTGAGCGCCACAGCCTGTCAGGGCATCCTGCGCCGAGCAGAGAAAAGAGGCAAAGAGTTGCCGACACCCTTACGGTTGGCGCTAACCAATGTAGCGGATTTGAAACAGATGTTGTAGAGGCTTTTCGCATGGTTGCGTTTGGGGAATACAACGATAACGGTAGCGCCAGCGCAATAAAAGCTAGAGACTACAAGGATGCAACTGATTTAGTAACGCAGCCAATCAGCATTCACCCGCATTGCATAGGCCGCGCACCTGATGCTGGGCCGCAGGGTAAGGAATATTTAACTGATGGTTCAGCCTATTGCATGGACAGCCGAGGCCAGCCGCAGGCGGTTATGCAGCCTATTGGCGTTGACATTTTTAATGGCGCATTTACAGGGGATACGGCGGCATCATTGACTAAACGCGCTGATGGAACAGGAACTGGGCCATCGGTTATGCAGCCCATTGCCTTTAGCGGACGGATGTCAAACCCGCAAACTGATGTGGACATGACGCAGACGCTGCAAGCTACAAACCCAATGGCGGTAGCCTTTGGTGGAGACATTGCCAGAACACTTCAAGCGCGTCACGATAGCAGTCCCTGCGCTGATAGAGGCATTGATGTAGTCGCGCAAGCAATGGCAGTACGCCGCCTCACGCCAGTGGAATGCGAAAGACTCCAAGGATTCCCTGACAACTATACCGACCTCAAGTACAAAGGCAAGCCTACGCCTGATGGCCCTCGGTATAAGGCGCTGGGTAACTCAATGGCGGTGCCTGTTATGGCGTGGATCGGCAAAAGAATTAAAGAAGTGGACGCGATATGCCAGACACAGAAACAATAGCCAAGGCGCTGGGCAACGCCAAGAAGGTCAATGGATCATGGGTGGCATCATGCCCCGTACCTGGCCACGGCAGAGGCAACGGGGACAAGAACCCTAGCCTGTCTATCTCAGAATCAGAGGGCAAGGTCTTATTCCACTGTCACGGCGGCTGCGACCAGCGGGACGTGTTCGACGCAGTCAGGGATCGCAACCTGCTGCCCACAACGCCCAAGCGGGAGGAGATTAGCTTTACCCAGCACCAGGCGCCGGTATTGCAGCAAGAATGGGAGTACACGGCAGAGAACGGCAGCGTCTTATTCACTAAGCGCCGGTATAAGACGGCAGACGCCAAGGGTAAGACGTACTCAATTCACAGGGTAGACGCCAACGGCAAGCGGGTAGCTGGGCTCAAGGACACCAGAATCGTGCCCTACCGCCTGCCAGAGATGCTGGTAGCCAAGGCAGCGGGACGCGCAATCTACTTGGTGGAGGGCGAGAAGGCAGCCGATGCTTTAGTCAGCATTGGCGCTGTGGCCACCACAAGTCATACGGGTGCAGGGTCATGGCCCGAGGACATTACCCAGTATTTCGCGGGCGCAAATGTCGTGATAGTGCCTGACAACGATGAGCCAGGCAGAGCATACGCGAAAAAGGCTATAGCCAAGCTCCTACCCGTGGCTAAGTCAATCAGGTACTTAGACCTCAATCTTATGGTAGAGGGTGATGATGCTTATGAGTGGGTCAACGACATGGCGGGGACAAGGACGGAGCTTGCAAGCCTAGCCAAGAAGTCGCCAGTCATTACCGAGCCGGCAGAGGAGCCAACCCCGATATCAGAGCCCATGCCTGACATGGACGCCTACAACCCAACGCCGCAGCTCCTAAACATTGAGGCATGGGACACCATAAAAGACGAGCCGGTCAGCTGGATCATTGAAAACGTATTGCCAGATAAGGGATTTGCAGCCTTGTACGGCCCGCCAGGCAGTTACAAGTCGTTTGTGGCGCTGGACATAGCCGAGGCTGTGGCGACAGGACGCCAATGGATGGGCAACGAAATTGCACTAGCCGGCGCCGTAATCTACATTGCCGGCGAGGGGCACGGCGGTATCGGGGCGCGGATTAAAGCGTGCAAGATACACAACAAGACGCAGGACGGGGCAGATATTTACGTCATTAGGCACCAGCTTAACCTCCGATCAAGCGCAGACGATTTCAACCTGCTGATGGAGTCAATTGACAACCTGATAGAGCAGTCAGGCATAGAACTACGCCTGATCCAGATAGATACGTTGGCCAGGGCATTCGGTGGCGGCAACGAAAACGATAGTCAAGATATGGGTGCATTTATTCATAACACGGGACGTATGCAGCGCAAACTGGGCTGCGCGCTCATGGTTTTGCACCACTCAGGCAAGGACGCCACCAAAGGATTGCGCGGTCATAGCTCATTATTAGGCGCCGTGGACACGCAACTTGAGCTACAAAAACTTGACGTAACAGTCAAGAAGGACGGCGTTGCTGGGCAAGGAATAATCACCATCAGTAAGCAAAAGGATGGGCAGGACAACATCAAATTTGGGTTTGAGATGGTGCAAATTGACACTGGCGGCGGGCTAAACCTGGGCGAATCCCTGTCACTAGCGGTCAGGGAACACCAAGAAATGATTGACGAACAGCACAAGAAACCAAAGCTACCGCCAATAAGAACAGGGGCTGGCGGCATCCAAAAGCAGGCTTTGGACGCCTTGCACAAGGCAATTACAGAGCATGGCGAGATGAGAATAATTGACGGGAAGCGCAATAAATCAATCTACACTGAGCAGTGGCAGCAAGCGTTTGAGGCGGCCCAGATGGACAAAGCAGGCATCAAAAGGCGGTTTACAAGGTGCGTTCAGAGCCTTCAGAACGCCAAAAGGGTGGAGGTTTTTGATCCTTTTGTGTGGGTGATTTGGGACGATAGTGACCAAAATGGCGGGGACTTTTAACCGTTTTTGGGCGGCTGAGAAGGTTACAGATTTGATTAGTGACAAATGGAGCCAAATGGTGAGCCAAATGGACGGATGAGAGGAAAAACGTGAAATTTGCCAAATGGGACAAATGGGACAAATGGATGCCAAATGGATGCCAAATGGTGAGCCAAATGGAGAAAAATGGTGGTTTGCATAGATTTGGTGCAGTTTTGCCAAATGGGAGAGCGTATGTCTTAATATACGCTCCCATTTGGCAAATTACCAAATGCCCGAAGTTGTGTTTTTAAGGATGATGTGATGGCTACGAATAAACGTAAAGTTTTGACAAGTATTGAGGTTAAGCAGCCGAGCTTTCCAGCGGATAAGTTTGACCTGTTTAAGAATGCGGTTTTGGTGGAGCTGGAGAATCGGAAAAAAGACCATGAGGCGAAGTGGGGTATTGATAGGCTGATTTGGTTGGTGGGTACCGAGTTGCGGGAAAAGGTCTGGGCGCAGCTCCAGCGGGTTTACTTGGCTCAAGAGTCGCGGGACGACGAAAGGATGGCCAAGGCGGTTAGCGGGATGTGCAAAGCCTACGACGCGATGGAGGCTTGGGCGACAGAGAACAACGTGGAGCAGGTAGCCGATGTACGCCAGATCGAATGGCGGCAGCCGGACGGGGTAATTTTTGTGGTGGTGCCCGACGAAAAGGCAAAGAAGGTTTATTTGCAGAATTGGCCAGGCACCATAGACAGGATTGTTTGGACAATCCAAGAAATTGCGATAATAGTCAACAAGCAGGCAGAGGGACAGATCAACGAGCTAAAGCGGCAATGGCCAGGCAGTCAGCTAGTTTCGGTCGGCGGCCCTAGCGGGTTCGATGACATGGACAATGACATTGATATGGTGACGCCGAGCAGGACGCCGAAGTTGTTTGATACAAAAGCCTTTGCAAAAGCTTAAAACGTGCCAAATAGCCGTTTGGCGGTGTTTGGCGGTACTTGGGTGCTGATTGTGGGCAGAGTGGCAGCATCGGCGGCAAAAGGGCAGAGTGGCAACGTTATGCGCTTTTTGCATACATTTAGTTAAATTACGCGCACGCGCTGGGGGTAATCGATGAAGGCAATAGCCGAAAAAATGACAAAAACAGGTGCAATCATGGGCAGACCAGTGAAATGGCCGCCCGATCACCCAGTTTGGAGTGAAATCATTGATCGGGTGTCAGCTGGCAAAAGCGTGAGCACAGTGCTGTCTGAGAAGGGAATGCCAAACTGGACGGTGTTTCAAGCCATGCTGGCGCACGACGCCAACTTGAACGCTGCTTATGAGAAAGCGGTTCAGAACCGCGCAGACAAGCTGGCTGACGAGATACTTGAGCTCTCTGACGAGCAGATGCCTGCGGGGCTGGAAGGCGCTATGGCAAGCGCCTGGGTGCAGCAGAAGCGGATGCAAGTGGACGCGCGCAAGTGGATCGCCAGCAAGCTCAAGCCGAGGACGTACGGCGACCGCATTGACATGACGGTGAGGGACGAGCGCATCAGCGTGCTTGGCGCGCTCGAGGCGGCGCAAGCTAGGGTGCAGACATTGCAGCTGGACAACGTCACCGACATCACGCCCAAGGTTGTGGATAAGTCAATCTGATACGTTTGTACTTTATACAACGGGCGTTATGTTAAGTACCCAGCCTGTGGATAACCCTGTGGACAACCCTACCCTTGGGCGCTTGGCCTAGCGTGCCTCTGGCTTGGCACGGCGCTTGCTTTGGCCCTCTTTTTTACCCGAGGCCCCCCCCTAGGGCCGACGGGAAAGGGCCAAGGAACGGGTGGGTTCACGAACAATTTTTATTTTTTTATGGTACAACCGCCCTATGCAACTGCCCATCTACCGAGGTGAAGAAGAACAGAAGCTGATGACCGAGTTATGGTCACCGGCCATAGCCGACGACTTGGAGGCTTTTGTTTTGTATGCTTTCCCGTGGGGCGTGAAGAACACGCCTTTAGCCAAATTCACTGGCCCTAGGAAATGGCAGCGCGATGTTTTGCGTGACGTAACCAACCACATTAAGGCGCAAAAGGGCAAGACGGACTATGACACCATTCGGGAGGCAGTATCTAGCGGGCGGGGAATTGGTAAATCAGCACTTGTCAGTTGGCTAGTTCTTTGGATGCTGACCACCCGAATTGGTGGCTCTGTGGTGGTTAGCGCAAACAGCGAGAACCAGTTACGTTCTGTGACGTGGGCCGAGCTCACAAAGTGGGCGGCAATGTTGATTAATTCGCATTGGTGGGAAATATCGGCCACTAAGCTAGTGCCTGCGACCTGGTTGACGGAGCTAGTAGAAAGGGATTTGAAAAAGGGTACGCGCTACTGGGCTTGCGAGGGCAAACTGTGGTCAGCTGAGAATCCTGACAGCTACGCTGGCGTGCATAACCAGGACGGCATGATGCTGATATTTGACGAGTCCAGCGGTATTCCTAACCCGATATGGGAGGTGGGCGCTGGATTCTTTACGGAGAACACGCCCGACAGGTACTGGTTTGCGTTTAGCAATCCTCGGCGCAATGAGGGGTACTTTTTTGAGTGCTTTCACGCCAAAAGGGATTTCTGGAACAGCCGTACCGTAGACGCGAGGACTGTGGAGGACACGGATAAAGCTATTTATGAGCAGATTATTGCGGAGTACGGCGAGGATTCGTCCCAGGCCAAGGTTGAGGTTTACGGTGAGTTCCCGTCGGCGGGCGAGGATCAGTTCATTAGCCCGACGCTGGTAGATGACGCCGCCAAGAGGCCCAAGTACAAGGATTTGACTGCGCCGATTATTGTTGGCGTTGACCCAGCTCGAGGTGGTGCGGACTCAACGGTGATTGTTGTGCGCCAGGGCCGCGACCTTGTGGCTATTAAGCGGTACCAGGGCGAGGACACGATGACGATTGTGGGGCGTGTGATTGAGGCGATTGAGGAATTCAAGCCTGTTTTGACTGTGATTGACGAGGGCGGTCTGGGGTATGGGATACTGGATCGGCTAACCGAGCAGCGGTATAAGGTGCGCGGGGTTAACTTTGGGAATAAGGCTAAGCAGTCGATTGCTTTTGGCAATAAACGCGCCGAAATGTGGAATGAGATGAGGAATTGGCTAAAATCTGCTAGTATCCCGCCCGATAGGCAGTTAAAAGCGGATTTGACTGGCCCTGCCAAGAAGCCCAATTCGGCAGGCACTATTTTCCTTGAAGGGAAAAAAGAGATGAGAGCACGAGGTTTAGCATCACCTGACGCAGCCGACGCGCTGTGCGTGACGTTTGCCTTTCCTGTTGCTCACCGCGAGTATACTGAGCCCACTAGGCGCATTAACGCGCAAAATGGTGGTGTAACTACTTCATGGATGGGGTCTTGATATGCCTTTAGTTAAGTCAAAATCACCAGAGGCTTTCCGCAAGAACGTGAAGGCCGAGGTGGCTGCCGGCAAGCCTGTAAAGCAAGCCGTGGCTATTGCGTATTCCGTTAAGCGCGAGGCTCCCAAGCCAGCCCCAACTAAAAAGAAATGACATGGCTGATTACACAGGCATAGCAGCCGCCGGTGCGGTAGCCAACGGGGGCGGTCAAAAAGACAGCACCTCCAATATCTTGGCCACCGCCCGCAGCCGATTGGACATGGCGATCTCGGCGTTGTCCGAAAGCCGCGAGGATGAGATTGACGACCTGCGGTTTTACGCCGGCAGCCCAGATAACCAATGGCAATGGCCCGCTGATGTGCTGGCCACTCGCGGGGCAGTGCAGGGGCAAACGATCAATGCCCGCCCATGTTTGACCATCAACAAACTGCCGCAGCACGTCCGGCAAGTGACCAATGACCAACGTCAAAACAGGCCAACTGGCAAAGTTATTCCAGCCGATGACAACGCCGACGTCGAAGTCGCCGAAGTATTTAACGGCATGGTCAGGCATATTGAATACATCTCGGACGCAGATGTTGCTTACGACACCGCCTGCGAAAACCAAGTCTCCTACGGCGAAGGCTACATCCGTCTCCTGACCGAGTATTGCGGCGACGATACCTTTGACCAAGACATCAAAATTGGTCGGATTCGCAATTCGTTTTCGGTCTACATGGACCCGACCATCCAAGACCCGTGCGGATCGGACGCCAAGTGGTGTTTTATTACCGAAGACATCACCAAAGACGATTATGTGCGGATGTACCCCGATTCGGCGCCCATTACAACGCTGCAAACGCTGGGTGTAGGCGACCAAAACCTGTCACAGTGGCTCAATGAGGACACGATCCGCATTGCCGACTACTATTACGTCGATTACGACAAGGGCACTTTGAATTTGTACCCTGGAAACGCCACGGCGTTTGAAGGAACACCCGAAGACAAGCAATTGCGGGCCGTTTACGGCAAGCCTAAGAAATCGCGTCAGTCTGACCGGCCACGGATTAAGTATTGCAAGATCAACGGGTACGAAATCCTTGAAGAACGCGAGTGGGCGGGTAAATATATCCCCGTTGTGCGCATTGTCGGCAACGAATTTGAGGTTGACGGTCGCTTGTATGTCTCTGGTTTAGTGCGTAACGCCAAGGATGCCCAGCGGATGTACAACTATTGGGTATCCCAAGAGGCTGAAATGCTGGCTCTAGCACCTAAAGCACCATTTATTGGGTACGGCGGCCAGTTTGAGGGCTACGAAAACCAATGGAAAACCGCCAACACGACCAATTGGCCGTATTTGGAGGTTAATCCTGACGTAACCGATGGCCAAGGCGCCGTTCTGTCACTGCCACAGCGGGCTCAGCCCCCAATGGCCTCCAGCGGGCTGCTACAGGCCAAATCTGGGGCTGCTGAAGACATTAAATCGTCCACTGGCCAGTACAACGCATCTTTGGGCATGACATCCAACGAGCGCAGCGGCAAAGCTATTCTTGCCCGCCAGCGCGAGGGCGACGTGGGGACTTACCACTATGGTGACAACTTGGCCCGTGGCGTGCGCTACCTGACCCGCCAACTGATTGACCTGATCCCCAAAATCTACGACACCCAGCGTATTGCCCGAATCATTGGCGAGGACGGTGAGACAAGCATGGTCAAGATCGACCCGACACAGCCCGAGCCGGTCAAAAAGATCATCGACCAGCAAGGTATTGTGATGGACAAGGTGTACAACCCCGGCGTCGGCAAGTACGACGTGGTGGCCACCACCGGCCCAGGTTACGCGACCAAGCGCCAAGAGGCGCTGGAGGCGATGGGCCAACTGTTGCAAGGCAACCCGCAACTTTGGCAAGTGGCCGGTGACCTGTTTGTCAAGAACATGGATTGGCCAGGCGCTCAAGAAATGGCCAAGCGGTTCCAAAAGACTATTGACCCCAAACTGTTGCAAGACGGCGACAAGCCGCCCGAGTTGCAAGCTGCCGAGCAGCAGATTCAGGCAATGGGCCAAGAGATGGAGCAGATGCACCAGATGATCGTGAACGCTGGCAAGTCGATTGAGGTGCAAGATATGCACCGCAAGGATTTTGAAGCGCAGGTCAAAGCGTACCAAGCTGAGACACAGCGCATTGCTGCGGTGCAGGCGTCCATGTCTCCCGAGCAGATTCAAGACATCGTGCTGGGCACCGTCCACGGCATGATTACCTCTGGCGACTTGGTATCCGAGATGCCAGGGCGTGATATGGACACCGGCCCTGAGATGCCGCAAGAAGGCATGGAACAACAGCCGCAACCTATGGGAATGCCACAATGAAAGCCGCAGATTTTGTAGGAATGCTATTTTTAGCCCGCGATGTGACGCACAGCGTTCACCTTAACACGCGCAGCTATTCCAAGCACGTTGCCCTTAACATCTTTTACGACCGCATTATTGACGCTGCGGACGATTTTGCTGAAGCCTATCAAGGCCGGCATGGTCTGATGGGGCCAATTACCCTACATTCAGCCACCAAAACAGCCAATATCATCGACTTTTTGCAGGGGCAACTTGATGAAATTGAGAAGGCGCGCTACGAGGTGGTTGACCCCAAAGATATGTCTTTGCAGCAATTGATAGACAATATCATCGAAATTTACCTGCGCACCCTGTATAAACTACGCTTTTTAGCATAAGGAACCATCATGGCACTCTACAAACAAGGCAATGCAGACGCGCAAGTCAAAATTGGCGGCGGCAAGCTGTACGGTATTTTTATCTCCTCTACCAGCAGCGGCACTTTTGCGCTGTACGATAGCGCAACGGCCAGCACCAGCGACCCTAAAATTGCTAACACTGTGACCGTAACAGCCGGTACCCAGTATTTGTCTTTTCCCGCAGGTATTTGGTTTAGCAAAGGTCTGTACATTGACATTGCTAACACCATAGAATACACAATCGTGTACGAATAAGGAGCGCCGCAATGGCAGATGTAAAGATTTCCCAACTGCCAGCAGCTACGACCCCCTTGACAGGGGCCGAGGAAGTTCCGCTGGTACAAAGTGGCATTACTAAGAAAGCCACTGTTGCCAGCCTGAGTGTTTCTCAAAATTTGCAGACCGTCACCAACAACGGCGCAATTACAACCAATAATTCAACTTTTAACGGCGCCAATATTGGTACCTACAGCGGCATTCCAGCCGTTACATCTGTTGGCTCCTCAGTGGGTTTGGCTAACTCCACTAATGCCGTTGTTCTTTTGGCTGACGCATGGCGCGGCGCGGGTAACAATACCAACAACCTAGGCGCGTCCGGCACAAACTGGAACAACGTCTACGCCACGACCTATAACGTAGGCGCGGGAACGGCCAGCATAACTGCCTCGGGCAACAACTTGGTGCTCAACGCTGTGGCGGCTGCCGTTGCGGGTGTTGGCCTTGCCCCAGCGACCACCAATCTGTACTACTTGGGCGGGTCAACCCTCAAGTGGAAAGGACTGTATCTCAGCGACGGCGATTTAAACTGGAATTCCTACGGCATACCAGCCCCAGCCGGAAGCACAACAACTTTCTTGCGTAATGACGGTACATGGGCTGTGCCACCAGGCGGTGGCGGTGGATCGGGTACGGTTACCTCTGTTTCCGTTGTTTCTGCCAATGGCTTTGCGGGAACGGTAGCCACGGCCACCACAACCCCCGCTATTACGCTAACCACCAGCATTACCGGCGTCCTCAAAGGCAACGGGACGGCCATTTCTGCGGCTAC